ATTAAAAGATTAGATAGCGACGAAATTAGTTCGACAATATTAGGTAGTTTAAAATTTTATGCAACAGATTCTAATACAATTTACGTACCTAAAATACAAGTAGCTATAAATGACTATACAGTTAATGCTACATATCCAGAATTATCTGACGATAATCCAATTATATACTTTAAAAATTTACAAAATACCTATAACGAAAAATCAATAGTAAAATTACGTATAGGCGGCAGGCCTGCTTATCCTGCAAGGACGTATTCAACATCGTCTAATTATCTAGTTAATTATAGATTACCGTCAACATCGTATTATGCAATAAAAGATACCGTAACTGAAGAAACTATCATTGATTACGATACTGTTTATACACAAATTAGTTCTGATAGTAACGGCAGTTATATTAAATTAGACTTAAATGCATTTTTACCTGAGAGATTCTATAGAATACTAATTAAAACTATAGATTCAACATTAGGACAAACATTTATACATGATAACGGTTTTTGGTTTAAAGTAGTAAGATAAAAATATGTCTAATATAACTAAAGAAAATACATTTGAATCATATAATAACGTTGATTTAAATAAACGTTTAGAATCAGTCTCTAACACAGATATTAAATCTATTAATACATATTGGAATAACATATTAACTGCTAATGAAAAAATAGTTAATACACAAGAAAATAAAAGTGATATACAACGTAATGCAGTAGGAATATTAGAAGCAAGTGCTAAAAACGAAACTAATACAGTACACGTACCGCTTGTAGGATTAGTAGCAAATGATACTGTTTCATATTTTCAAACATTCGAAACAGATTTTAGTTTTTTTGAGTTTGATGCAAAAGTACGTACCACGTCTGCTACACCTCCATTAGCTCCACAAACATTAGTAGTTTACACGTATGATAGAAATTTAAGTAAAGCTAATAATGTTGATGTATTATTTTATGCTCCAGCATTTAATGGCGGTACAAAAATTTTAAGATATGAATACGCATTGTCAGCCAACGATATACGATCCGCTGATTATAATAGATTTGAAACAGTTGCAGTAAATAATAATATTGTTTCATTTCAAAACGAAATTACTAATGGTAATGATAAAGATTTTAGATATATATTTTCATTTAATCCGTTTAATATTTCTGCAAATACGCAGTATATATTACGTATGCGTGCTGTCAATGCCGTAGGAGTTAGTACAGTTATCAGTAATGTATTTTCACCAGGTGATGCCGCGATATTAACAACAGGTAACCCAAACCCAGTTAAACAAAAACGATAAAATATTAATATAACAATATTTTCTATAAAACATATTTATTATAAAGTTAATGGATGTCTTTAAATAATTTTAAAAATAGCGACGTAATATTATCAACTACGCAATTTAACATTGGTCAAACTCTTGATTCAAGAGATGCCAATTTATTAACACAATATAATTTAACGCCATTATCTTTATCTCCTTCTAGTTCAATTGAATTTCATGTTTATACTCAAGATAATAACTACGTCGGTGGTATACATGAATTAACATTAGATTTACTAACCGATACTAAAAAATATGATAACAATATATTAAACGTACGTTTTGATATAGTTGATGCATTAAGTGGATCGTTAGCAATTGAAAGAGGCTCATACAAATATACGGTTAGAGGTTTTAATACTATAGTAGGTAGTTACTATACACAACCTATTTATATAGATAATAACGGTATATCACCAGATCGTACTGAATTAAAGTTAATGATTCGTACAGACGAAGCTTCTAAAAGACAACAATTAGAAAAAAATTATAACAGACAACAAAATACATTAACTAATGAATTAACATTACTTAATAAGTATCAATATAACATTTACAATAGGTTTGCAACACATGATAAACTTTGTATAAATTTTGGTAATGATAACGTATTTAAATTACTAAATGTTTCAGAAGGTACTGATGGAGCAATATACGTAAAATTATATGAACCGTTACCAACTTTTATTAATGAAAAGGATACCTGTTGGATTGCAGAAGCTGTTAGTGATGCATATATTGATAATATTGTATTGTTAGGCGAAACTATAACTACTAACTATAATAATTTACGTGGACCTAATTTTAGTGTTGATACCGTAGGTTTTGATTCAACTGCTACTACATTACGTAATTGGAATGATTTATTATCTGCAAATACTATAACAAATCAAACTATCGTAAATAGATATTTTAGTGGTTCTATAGATGATGTAGATTTACCAATTGATTATAGTGCATTCGATAATTTTGTATTTTATAGTTCTGCAAAAGAACGTTTAGATAATTTTATTTATAAATTACAACAAATTGAAAGTTATAATAGTCAAATAAATACTATATCAAGTAGTTTAGCTGGCTCATCTAGTTTTGCATTAAACAATATAGTTTCTAATCAAACTAAACGTGCACAAGTAATTGGTACATTTGATAGTTTCGAACGTTGGTTATATTATGACCCTACCGCTAGTTTATTTACAAATGCTATATCTGGTAGTACGATAGGTGCACAAGGATATACAATTACGACATATCCGAAATATTTAGTTTCAGGTAGCTACGTATAGCATAATACAACTAGTTCTATAGCTACTACATGGAACAACGGTTTAGCATCAACTGCTAGTTTATATGATGAACAAAACATATATGCATTAGTTAATCATATACCAGATTTTATTCGTAATGATGTTGCAAACACCGAGTTTATATTGTTTACAAACATGATAGCTCAACATTATGATACATTATGGACATATATAGATGCTTTATCAAAATTACGTACTACAGAAGAACATCCTAAATTAGGTATTCCAAAACAATTAGTGTCGACAATTGCAGACCAATACGGTATTAAAATACTTAATGGTAGACAAAATGCTGATTTATGGAAATATAAATTAGGTGTCGATACTTCTGGTTCATACCAATCTACCGGTAGTATATTTTCTAAGTCATATGAAGATTTAGTTGCCGATATCGGAAGACGTATGGTAATCAATATGCCATACTTATTAAAGACTCGTGGTACCGAACGTTCATTAAAAGCATTAATGAATATTTACGGTATTCCACAAACATTATTTAATATACAAGAATATGGTGGACCTGCAATATCAGGTAGTGAAGAAGTATCAATTGTAGAAGATAGATTTGCATATGCAATTAAATTCGATGGTTCTAATAATCGATTATATGCTACTAGATCATATGTATCATTACCTTTAAATAATATTATTTCGACTTCTAGTATAGTAAGTAGTTTTTCATCAAGTGTAGCTACATCTAATGGAATTTTCGAAGCTGCGTCGTGTTTAGGAACTACACTCAATTCTTTAATAGGTAATGCTAATCCACCCGATACTATAGAATTTAGATTTAGACCATCAATAACACAATCAGCTAATACATCTGTACAATTATTATCATATACACAAGAATCTAATTTACCCGCAACTTCGTCAGATTGGTCTATATTATTAACTCGTACCGGTTCATTTTCTGGTTCATCTAATTATGGAAGATTATCTTTTGCTATTAGTGGTTCAAATGTATCTCTTAATACATCTTACTTACCATTATTTGATAATGATTTTTGGAATGTACGATTAACAACGAGTACTCCTTATGTACTAGGCAATACTGATACAACATTTACATTATCTATACAAAAAGCTAGTGATTTTATTTCTGGTAAAATTATACATAGTTCATCAGTATCCCAAACTATAACAACGGATGCGTATTACAAAAGTTGGTGTAATCCTAGTAGTAGTGGATTAATAGTACCGGGCGGTATTTACGGAGCAACGAGAGGTATAACAGGTTCATCAAATACATCAATATACGCAGGACAACTACAAGCATATAAAGAGTATATGGAAGTTATAAACGATACAACGTTTAACTATCATACTTTAAATCCTGCTTCATATAGAGGTAATAACGAAACTAGTTCATATTATACATTAGTACGTTATTTACCATTAGGTATTGACCGAAAAAAATATACATATAGTGGTGGAACATTTATAGTATCATCTTCACAACCTACAAAAGATTATGCAGATTACTCAAATGCATATGGATATAACTATAGTACAGATGCCATTGTAAGCGGTTCAAGTGTTACATTTGCAGATGTAGTTGAAACTTATTATACATATGGCGTAAGTACAATTGGCTTAAATAACCGTAGTGAAAAAATACGTTTAGAGGATAATAGATTAGTAGGTATTTTATCTCCAGCGAATCGTGCAGAACGTAGTAGATTTGATTACGCGCCGTTAGATAGTAATAAATTAAGTATTGTATTTTCTCCACAAACATATATTAATAGAGATATTTACAATAACTTAGGATATGTAAATTTAAATTCATTTTTCGGTAATCCATTAGATGAATATGAAAATGAATATCCTAAATTAAAACAATTAAACAGAGAATACTTTAAAAAGTATAGTATTAAGCCAGATAATAACAAATATATAAGAGCATTTTCTTTATACGATTTTTCTATATTTGAAATGTTTAAACAGTTTTTACCGTTAAGAACTAATTTAGTAGCTGGCGTATTAATAGAGCCAAACGTATTAGAACGTTCTAAAGTAGCCGTAACAAAGCAGCCCAGAATAGAAAATCCACAGTGGGAACAAACTATATCAGTATTACCACAAGCAGCTTCAGGAGAGTATAACACTTATGAAGGTATTGTAACAGCATCGTTAGTAGTTGGTTCTGATTATAAACGAACTAGTTTAATAAGAAGCGGTAGTACATATTTAACAGCATCTGTTAGTCCGTTGGAATCTTCACCTACCGGTTCTATGATATATGACCAACGACCAAGTAGTATATATAGTAAAGTTAATTACTTCTACGGCACAGGTTCTGCAACAGATAATTACAATAGATCTTTACAAATGATTATAAGTGCTAGCTTAGGCTTATATTATTCTAGATCATTAAGTACTGCAGATTATAGAGATGAAAATTCAGTATACTATAATAAACGATTTGAAGGAACACGTTTAACAGGTCCAGGAGTTAATATACCATCTAATCAAACGTTTGATAAAAGTCCGGTTATAGTTATAACTATAGTTGGAGGAAATACGTCTGGCGGAACAGCAGGAATACAACCAACACCGCCAAAAACACCGATAGTTCCTCCAATACCTAGAACAACAACGCCAAGTGTTACTACGCCAGTAACAACGCCGCCAATTGCAACTACGCCGCCAAGAACAAATGCACCGTCGGCGCCAGCTACCTCAACAAACACATCTAATGTTATACCATCAGCAACTAATACAATTAATACCGGACGACAAGTTCGTATTATAACAAATAGTTAAGATACTAAAATTTAACTAATGTATATTTATATTAAAGAAAACAAGGAAAACTTATGGGATATTTAGATAATTCCTCAATAACAGTAGATGCTATACTTACAAAAAAAGGTCGTGAGTTATTAGCGCAAGGACGTGATAGTTTTAAAATTACTCAATTTGCATTAGCCGATGATGAAGTAGATTATGATTTATATAATCCAGGTGATTCACGTGGTTCAGCGTATTGGGGAGCTATTATTGAAGCTATGCCATTAACAGAAGCATTGCCAGACGAAACGCAAGTTATGAAATATAAACTTATAACGTTACCATCGACACAAACATTTATACCGCAGTTAATTGTAAACGGTACATCAAATCCTAGTTTTACGTCATTTACTAATCTTAATACAGCTCCAGTTAGTATTACACCTGGTGTACAACAAGTATTAGGAGCTAATAGTAGATTAGGCTATACAGCTACACTTGCAAGTAATACATATTTTGATATTAGAGCAACAACAGGTCCAACCGTAGAAACCTTTAATACAGCTACTCAATTTTTAAGTGATACATCATTACCTGCAGGTCAATCACAGTCTGTAGTCGGATTAGTATTTAGTTTATCTGTTAAAATTCCATCGGCTGTAGCAGTAGGTTCTAGATTTAGTACTACGCTTAGTATCGTTGGAAATGAAACAGGTGGTAATTTAGTAATACCTGTTAGTTTAGAAATTAAATCAACGCAAATATTATAAGATAATTTTAAGGACTATATAAATGTCGAATAACACAACAAACATAACACAAAAAGTATTTACTACCTTTAATACTTCTAGCGACGTATTACCAAGTATACCAGAAACTATTACAAAAGGATTATGGTCAAATAATCAAGGTAGTTTATCTACATTTTTTACGTCATCTACTGAAACAGCTACACAAAAAACTTATTATTACGAAGTTTTTAATAGTGCATCGACAGCAACAGCTGCAGAAGCTCAATTTTCAGTTGCATACGGTAATAGATTAGGTTCTGGTTCAATATTAGGAGTTAGTTCTACAAATGATAGTGCCGTTCGTGCTATTTACTCACAATATAAATTAATGCTATTAGAACCTGGAGATACACAATTTACTATTAGTGGTTCTAATACAGACTCAATTTATATTATAAATGTGAATAGAGCTCGTTTACGTGAATCTATCGATTTTTCTAATTTTGAATTATGTTTAGGGGCATTATCAGGTTCATTTGTAGCCAATAATGTACATACCGGAAGTAATGTAAAAATAAATACTTCGTCAGGTTCGATACGTTTAATACCAGATACAACCGCTGCCGGAACAAATACAGGAATTTCAGGTAAACGATATAATTTAGTTTCAGGTTCTATAACTGCAGGAGTATTTAATAGTACAGATATATATGGGTTAATATATCCACAAGTAGGCGTTGTAATTTTAAATGGCAATAAGTTAGATACTAGATTAAGTTTTAATACAGTAACGGGTTCAAATATAGCTGGTGATAATGCATTTAAGTTACTAACATCAATATCAGGCGCAGCTGCTAATTTTAATTTACCATTCCAAGCCAGATCTGCTGAAACTGTAAAATCTACTTATTACTTCGTAAGAGCACTAGCTAACACATATAATTATAGTTCTAACCCAACATTCGTATCAGGTTCGACCGGACAACTAGCTCAATCAACTTTTTTACCAAATGCAGGTTATGGTGGACCTAAAACATATATAACAACTGTAGGATTATATGATGATTTTGGTAATTTATTAGCAGTAGCAAAATTAAGTCAACCATTATTAAAATCTAACACGCGCGAAGCATTAATTAAAGTAAAATTAGATTTCTAATTTATAAAAAAGTTCATAAGTAAAGGTTCTCTATATTTATTTAAAATGTAGAGAACTTTTTTTATGTCAAATAACACATCATATATACAAGTACTTGAACCGATAAAACATACCGATTATAATACAAATGTATCTATAGCTAATGCGAATTGGAGTTACAACGCAAGTAATTATAGCGGTTCGGGTATAGCAGTACAAACAGCCGTATATTCAAAAACATTACCAGAAGTTGGTAATAATACATATATAACAAATTCATATGATGGCTCTTTACAAAATTTAATTTGGTATTATATCAATCATAAATACTATAATAATCCATATGTAGCTGGTCAAACGTTTGAACATTATACTAATGATACGGAAAAAAGACTATTTTATTCAGCTAGCGTAATTTCAATACCATATGCATATACCGGTGAAAAACTTAATCCTGGTTCAGTTACTATATATACTCCTAGTTTTACATTAACTGATGATGGTATAGGAAATTTACGTAATAACGCTATTAGTACATCATCTTTTGTTTCTACTAACTATTTAAAAGCATATTGGAGTTTTGATGATGTTTATAGAAAAATTAATAATAATTTTGGAACGTTAACAAATACGATAGAATGGACATCGGATAATTTGATAGGTAGTTTATTTTTTCCTAATCAAGTATCTACAGTAAATAATGTTAACTTTCAACCTGGATTAACATCTGCTAGTATTAGTACTGGTATTTGTGCTCAATTTAATGGAACAAGTAGTTATATAAAAACATCTTATCAGTCAAATCAATTTGAATATGATAAAGATGATGATTTTGCTATAAGTACATGGGTTAAATGTGCTAATAGTCAATCAATTTCAGGCCTGGATGCCGCAATATTAATAAGCATGCGCGGAAGTGAACGTACGTTACAATCATCGTTAGATAATGTTATTTATAACGACGAGTTGCGTAACATAACTTCATATCCATGGGATATTAGTATTGGCGCAAGTGGAAGTAATTGGCCAGGCCGTATCGTAGCTCGTAGATCCGATGGTTTACGTGCTACAACAATCACATCATCAATAGTTACAGATAATAATTGGCATCACGTTTTATATCAAAAAACAGGTAGTAATTTACAATTATATGTCGATGGTACAGCAATGCAAGCTACAACAGATAATTTAATTGACAATCCTGTCAATCGTTCGAATGTTTATTTTGGAGCACTAAATGAAACTTCAACGGGTTCATTTAACGGTTCGTTAGATGAAATTAGAATTTATAGTAAAGCACTTACGCAAGCAGAAATTAATACATTATCAAATCCAACTACAGCATATCAAACAAACGTAGTAGGAAATGTATTTTATCGTTCTGGTACGATTATAACATCATCTCCATTTAGTCAGTATAATAGTTTAACTAATTGGACAGCTTCGTTTCAATCAACACATCGTATATATGAATCACAGGTTTTAGTACGTATATCAAAAGATAAATTCAATCGTACTAATAATCCAAGCGCTACTGATTTTGCTTTAAGAGATACACCGAAGTTTATCGATGAAATGATATCTGGTTCATTAACACCTTATATAACTACGATAGGTTTATATAATGATACAGGAGATTTAGTAGCTATTAGTAAATTAGCTAAACCATTACAAAAACGTTCGGATATAGATACAAATATTTTAATTAGATGGGATTTTTAAAACACAATAACGGTTATGAGAAAAAAATTATCAATTCGAGCATTGGCTCGTAAACACGGATATCGTTCCGGCTTAGAAGACAAAATATCAGAACAATTATCTACTACAGATAAAGTATGGAGTTACGAAACTGAAAAGTTAAAATATACTGTACCAGAAAGATTAGCTACATATACTCCTGATTTTATCTTAACAAAACGTAATGGAGATAAAATGTATATCGAAACAAAAGGACGTTTTACT